TCGGAAAAAGCCCAGTTTGCAATTAAGAAGGCAGCGGTGCCGGCAGCTGCGGCGCTTGGCGGTTTGGCTTTGGCGCTTGGTGATGCAACCAAGGCTGCGATGGAAGATCAGCAGGAGCAGGCGGCGTTAGCGCTTACTTTGCAAAATGTGACTGGCGCAGGCAAAGCCCAGACTGCACAAATTGAAGATCAGATCAGCGCAATGTCTCGAGCGTCTGGCATTGCTGACACGGAATATCGCAAGTCTTTAGAGGCTTTAGTGCGCGGTACAAAAGACGTTGACTTAGCCATGAAGGACATGAACCTGGTAATGGACATCAGCACGGCGTTGCAGATGGATTCCAGCACGGTTGCTGACGCGCTTGCCAAGGCTTACCAAGGCAACTTTAAGGCGCTTCGATCATTGAGCCCAGAAATGGCAACGATGATCAAAGAAGGCGCAAGCCTAAACGAAATCATGGACGTGCTTGGCGGAACCTTTGGCGGTGCTACTGCCAAGAGTGCCGAAACCGCTGCAGGAAAAATGAAGATTTTGACCAACTCGCTCGGCGAAACCAAAGAGTCAATCGGTGCAGCATTGTTGCCTGTGCTTGAGGCTGTGCTCCCTGTGCTTAACAAGTTTGCTATGTGGGCTCAAGACAACCCCAAAGCATTTTTGGCTATTGCTGCTGCCATCGGAGCGGTCGCCGCAGCCATTGTTGTCACGAACATTGCCATGGCGCTCAACCCATTTAGCCTGATTGCTGCAGGCGTAGCGTTGCTGGTCGTTGCCCTAGTCGCCGCTTACAACAAGTTTGAGTGGTTTCGTGACGGCATCAACGCAATTGTCAACACCGTGATCGGCTTTTTTGCTGGCATGGTCAACGCTGCGATCGGCGCGGTCAACGCAATCATTAGCGCTTACAACTCAATCCCGTTGTTACCAGACATTCCAAAAGCACCAACAGTTCCCGTGCCACAACTCGGCGCTACTGCAGCGGCACGACCAGTCGCAGGACGTTTAGGCATCCCACGCATGGCTGAAGGTGGCATCGTGTCGTCACCCACCTTGGCGCTAATCGGTGAAGCAGGCCCAGAAGCCGTAGTGCCATTAGATCGCATGGCCACAGGCGGCGGCGTAACCATCAACGTAACTGGCGGACTCTCGACTAGCGCAGAGATCGGTCAAGCCGTGGTCAACGCATTGCGCGCCTACTCACGGAGTGCAGGGCCGTTGGCTCTGAACATTGCCTAATGCCAGGCGTCGCTGTTGTTGATTCAGGCAACTATGACCTGCAGATCGCTACAGGATTTAACGTCAACGCATTTACTCTTGACGACATAACAAAAGGCGTTTTAGATAACACGACCTATGTCCTAGACGGCAACACCGAGTTTGCAAGCGTTATGGACTCGACTACAAAAATTACAGCCAAGCGCGGCAGACGCGACATTGGCGACACGTTTAGCGCCGGCACGATGACGTTTACCATTCAAGACGTGGACGGCATCTTCAACCCGTTTGACGAAAATAGCCCCTACTACGACACCGCCGAAGCCAAGCCTGGACTAGCGCCAATGCGTCAAGTCAAGTTGATTCGATACAGCTCTACCGATGTACCAGAATTGCTGTACTCGGGCTATGTCGTGAACTATGACTACAACTTTGCACTTGGCGGTTTAGACACCGTGACCGTGTATTGCGCTGACCAGTTCTATTTGCTATCACAAACCTATCTAGACGAGTTCAACCCATCAGCCGAAACGTCAGGCGAACGCATAGAAACCGTGCTTGATCTACCAGAAGTTGACTTCCCAGCGTTAGCGCGCAACATTTCCACAGGCACCGTTAACCTTGGCCATGACTCTGCGTACACCGTTCAAGCTGGAACCAACGTTCTGCAATACATTGCCCAGATCAACGACACCGCCGAGTTCGGTCGCCTGTTCATGTCCCGTGATGGTGTGCTTACATTTCAAGACCGCATCGGCAACACGCTGTCCGCATCTGTTGCTGATTTCCATGATGACGGCACTAATTACAAATACAACGGCGTAGGCATCTCATTTGAGGCCGACGCAGTAGTCAACCGCGTGGTCATAACAGGACTGGACGGTAAGACGGCAACAGCCACCGACGCAGGCTCAATCGCCACATACTTTATTCAGACCAACAGCATTACAAACAGCCTGCTACACGTGCAGGGAGAAATTGACACCGCCGCGTCCTACCTGCTGAACCCTGAACCCGAGGCACGATACACCAGCGTAGAAACCGCATTTCTAATGCTGACCACAGCCCAAAAAGACACCCTGGCAACCCTAGAAATAGGCGACACCATCACCGTACAAAAGACATTTCCAAGCGGTGCCGGCACAACCCAATTGGCGCAAGAGCTGTCTGTTGAAGGCATTGAGCATTATCTGGACTTCTCAAGTGGCCACCGTGTCATGTACAGCACCGCGCCAACAACGATCGTTTACGAGTTGATCTTGGATGACGCCGTATATGGCACACTCGACGCAGAGAATGTTTTAGGATAAGGAGCACTATGCCACTAACTACGTACACCGCAGGCGAAGTATTGACCGCAGCCTCGCTCAATTCCAACTTGACGGCGGCGGGCGGTCTGCAGTTCATCAAGTCACAAACCATCGGTACTGGCGTTGCCACCGTTACGGTGACAGGGGCGTTTAGCGCAACTTATGATGCCTACAAAATTGTGGTTAGCGGTGGTGCTGCATCCGCTGCAACAAACTTGCGTTACCAAAACGGAGCGTCAGCTGCAAGTTATTACTCGGCAGGAACTTCTACAAATTATTCAAGTAACAGCGTTGCAGGGTTTTCGGCAAGTAACGCGGCAAGTCTTATTTGTGGAACAACTTTTACAGGTTCCCTTATATGTGACCTAACGGTTGGTTCACCGTTTTTGGCAAAAGAAACATATTTTAGTATTGGTGCGGTGGTTTACGCAGGCGAAGCTGGCGGCGGTGCCGGATACCACAACGTAGCAACTTCATATACGTCGTTTGTGATATTCCCACAAACAGGGACACTTACAGGTGGCACCATTTCCGTTTACGGTTACGCAAAATAATCAGGAGATGACATGACCTACGAAGAAGCAATTGCCGCATACCCGAAAAGTGAAATACACATCCAAGTTGATGACATTGTGCGCCCAATGACAAAAGCGGAATACGACGCGTTCATTGAGCAACAAGTAAACGCTGAACCTATCCCAAGCTGATGCGATGGCGTTACCTCATCGGCTACGTCGCGCTAATAGCGGTCGTTTTGTGGGGTTGCGCGGGATGTGGTTATGACGGTTCATATCGTTATCCATGCCAAGACCCGACTAATTGGGAAAAGCCAGAATGCGAACCGCCGATCTGCAACCCATCTGGAACATGCACGAGAGATTTGATTTATGAGACCACGCCTTAAACCCGAGGAGCTTCACGCTCGACTAATAGTTGTTGTAGGCGTAGTCCTTGCCGCGGTGTTTGCCATCACCGTCATCGGCTTTGTGTATGCCCTAATGTTTGTGACCCAGCCGATAGACAAACAAGCACCCAACGACGCTGCCTTTATTGACTTGCTATCAACTTTGACTGTTTTTATGACTGGCACGTTGTCAGGCTTAGTGGCCTCAAACGGGCTAAAGTCAAAAGCGAAAGAAGGAGCCAAAGATGTTGAAGCCTAAAGACAAAGCCTTATTCGCCTCTTACGGGCGTTCAATGCTCGCCGCGGTAGTTGCGCTGGCAGTAACAGGCAATACCAACCCAAGCGCATTATTGGCAGCTGCGATCGGCGCGGTTTGCCCAACAGCGTTGCGTTACTTCAATCCTAAAGACATGAAGTTTGGTCGTGGCAGTAGCCAAGGCTAAGGCTGGCGTTCCAAACGCACGCGACTACATAGGCAACGCAGACGGTGCATCACCAGCGCCACGTGCCGGCATGAACGAATGGATTAAACAAGCAATCGCCGCATCAAATGGCTCGCTCTGGAACAACGGTTCTTGGGGTCAACGTGACATGCGCGGTAAGCCAGGCTCATTGTCGGTGCACGCAACTGGCAGGGCCGTTGATCTGTCGTATCGCAAAAGCGAAAAGAACCCAAAAGCAGGACGCAAAGAAGCGCTGGTCTTTATTGACAAACTTGTTGCCAACGCCAACGAACTTGGTTTGCAATGTATTTTGGATTACTTCCCAGAACCACAAGGTCGAGCATGGCGTTGCGATCGGTACGCATGGCTTAAATATGACAAGCCAACAATCCACGGCGCGCCAGGTGGCGACTGGTTTCACATCGAGATAACCCCACAAGCCGCGGACTTGGTTATCTGGGTAAAAGCCGCATTCTTAAAGGTGTTCGGGGAAATCCCACCTAAGGCTTGATCTATGTTCTAGGGTCGGAGTACCGACAAAAGGACAGGCAA